ACTCGTCGGTGGAACTCGGCTCACGTTGGGGCGCCAGTCAGCAGGCCATGAAGCTCAGGGTGATGCGTGCGACGGATAGGCTGCGGCAGCAGGTGCATGCGTAAATGGCAGGGCGCAAATATCCACAAGTTGAGCCCGGCCAGTGGCTAACGCCCATCCGCAAGGGCTACGGCATACAGTGTTGCGATTGCGGCCTGGTTCACAAGTTCGACTTCCGCGTGCGGGGCGGCCGGATCGAATTGCGAGCGTGGCGGGACAACCGGGCGACGGGACAAGTCCGCAGGCATCGCGGAATTACGGTTACGCACTAATGGCAATCGCCAAAATCACCGAGAAATGCACGGCGCATAGCAAGCGAACCGGCAAGCAGTGTGGCAAGCCATCAATACCGGGCGGTCGCGTGTGTCGCTGGCATGGCGGGAATGCGCCCCAAGTACGTGACGCGGCTAGGCGTCGCTTGCTCGAGTTGGTTGATCCGGCCATCTGCACGCTCGAGCGCGCTTTGATCCTGCCGGGCGATGAGCGAGAACCGACGCAGGTGAATATCAACGCGGCGCGCGACATACTCGATCGAGCCGGACTAATCCCCGAGCAGGATGTAGAGGTCGAAGCGTCCGGCATTCGTGTAACGATTCGCTCAGTGCTCGACAGGCCAGGAGAATAAATGCCAGTATACGGAACCCCTCAAGCCGGTGGAGTGCTGACCAGCGTTCAGCCCGGCGATGCTTACACGCTGTTCAATGCCGAGACACCCGCTGCCGGTACGGCCTCGGTTGCGTTTGCTCTAGCGAATGGCCCAGCGCCCGGAGAGAATAGCAAGACATTCCATATCGACTTCGCCGCGGCCCCCACTGCGGTCGTGGTGATCCAGTGCGCAAACAAAGATATTGAGGCCGATTACGTGACGGTGTACACGAGCACCAACACGCAACACGATGCGTACACGGATATCGGCACAAGCGCGTTCTACCGGGCGAAGCTGGTGAGCCAGACGGCAGGCGGCGCGTTGACGGTGACGGTTCAGAGGTAGCTTGCCTCGCAGAAGACCAGATGCGCCGATCAGCGCCGATATTGACATTGCCCTCCAGCCGAAACAGCTTGAGCTTTTGCGGCTCATGGAGTCAACCGGGCTTGATGTTCCAACGTGGCTTGGTTACGGTGGGGCGCTTGGCGGCGGTAAGTCGGCGGCGATCCGGCGTATCATGCTGGGGCGCCGGTTCAAGTATCCCGGCACGAATGGCGTAATCGTTCGACGCGTTTTCGATGATGTCAAGAAAAACCACATTGACCCGTTCTGGCGAGAGTACCCCCAGTTACAGGAGTTCTATCGTGTCGCGGATCACGAACTCATTCTGCCGAATAAGAGCAAGATTCTGTTCATGTATGCCGAGACTACGGCGGAAGTCGAGCGGAAGTTCACCGGCATCGAGTTCTTCGATATCTTCGTCGACCAGGCTGAGCAGTTCAGCGAGTCCGAGCTGCGAACAATTAAAACCCGCAACCGCTGGCCGGGAATGCTTGCCGGTCAATGCAAAATGGGTCTATTTTTCAATCCCGGCGGCTGCGGTACTGAGTTTCTGCGAAGAGTCTTCTATCTCAAGCAGTACAGAGAGCAGGAGCGGCCAACGGATTTCGAGTTCATACAGGCCTACGGTTGGGATAACTACATGTGGTTCCTCGACGCAGGAATCACGATAGATGAATTCTACGCGCTCGAAAACGATCAGCGCTTTCAGTTATTCATCTCTCAGACGCAGTATGGTCGTGAGCTTAACGCCCTACCCCCATCACTCCGTGCCGGCCATTTACTCGGGAGCTTTGAGAGCTTCGAAGGGCAGTACTTCGCCGGCGTCTGGGATGAATCGAAGTGCATCGTTACAGCAGTCGAAGCAGAGCGCCTGATACAGCCATGGTGGACGCGCTGGACGGCGACAGATTGGGGATTCGCGCACAACGCGGCGCATATTTGGTTTGCGACCGGCAAGGTCGGGCCCAAGGAATACAAATCGGTTTTCGGGATCGACATTGAATATCCGGTTGATGTAGTCGTTGCTTACCGGGAGTTGGTTGTCAATCACGTCGAAGAGCAAGACTTAGCGCGGAGGATGGTGGATTTGACGCCGGACAGCGAGCGCAAGCTGATCCGGCAAGAGTTCCTATCGCCCGATGCGTTCGCTAAGAAGGGGAGCGCCAACACGGTTGCAGAACAACTGGAGCAGGTGTTTCGGCAGCACGGCCTACCATCGCCCGAGCCGGCCGACAACGACCGCATAGGCGGATGGCGGCTGCTGTACGGCGGGTTGAAGCAGACCTGTTCGATGCGGAATGAGATCGTATCGCAGGATCGAAACATTCCGATGCTGCTTGTCAGCGCCGAGTGTCCGCAGATTATTGCCTCGGTTCCGCTGCTGGTGAGAAACAAGAAAGATCCCGGCAAGCTCGAAGACGTTCTGAAGACTGACACGATTGCTGACGACGTGGGCGACTGCTTGCGCTACGGTTACAAATCCATGCTCGATCCCCGCAGCAAAGCGCCCCGCGCCGTTCGCTTCCAGGAAGTCTTGAGCCAGTACGAAAACATGACGGCGAAAGCGATGGCCGCCGCACAGTTCAATGCGCGAGAGCGGCAGATTACGCGGAGGTTACCGCACCGATGAGACGAAGATTGCGTAAGTGGCTGGGGATTGCGGCCATGTGGCGCCAGCAGAAATGGATTCTGAATCGGCTGGAGACGCAAGCCGCGCTTATTAAGAATCTGCAGATGGAACTAGCGGCTATGCAGGCCGCGCAGCCTGTAGTCATCAAGCCATCGAAGCCGCAGCCTCAGCAAATGGCCAACTGGTCGGAATTCCTACGCACGGTCGGACAAGGAGAAGAAATCAATGCCAACTGACAAAGCGGGTAAGTACCATTTCAATACTCAGCGCGCGATGGCCGCTGACAAATATGGAGCATCGAAGACGAAGCCAACCAAGGCTGAGCCAGCGGTGGACGGCGGCAATCCGCAACACGAGGCCAAAGACGACGGCGATGTGAAATCGCATCTCGAAGCGCTTCATGCGGCCACTGGCGGAAAGCATCTGCACGTCCATGACGATGGGCTGGGCTCGATCACGAGTCACCACATTGGCGAAGACGGCGAAGTGCAGGGGCCGCACTCACATGAGAACCTCGAAGCACTGAAGCAGCACATGGATCAGTTTCTTGACGAAGAAGGGCACGAAGGCTCCGGCTCAGGTGATAGCGACGAAAACGTGGCTTCGTACCACGACTTGTCAGGTTTATAGGGCCAACGGCCAACAGGAGAATACCAATGAACACACGTAAATCACTCACCGGCTTGGTCGTTTTGGCCCTGTCCGTATTTCTAGCGGTTCCGACGTTCGCGCAGAATCGCACATCCTTCGCGGGCTTGAAGAATGCTTTCGACTTCGCTTACGGCGTAAACCCGAACGTTTCGCCGCTGGTTATCGGCATCGGCAACACGGCAACCGGATCGCAGACGATAACATTACAGTTCGGCAACGTGGCGCTTTCCGATGGAACGGTTCTCGCTCCGGTATCGGCTGGCACCGTACCCACGCCGATCACGGTTGGCTTGGGATCGAATGCGGAAACGGTGACACCCTCTGCTGTTTCGTGCTCGACTCCCACGGTCTACAACAGTTGCACGGTCACTGCGACATTCGCTAACACGCATGGACAAGGTGAGCCGGTGTCAACCGGCACCATCGGAATCGCTGAAGCCGTCAATGCAGCGCATGCCCTGGGTGGGCTCGTGGCTGTGGGCGGCGCGGTAATTCCGTACACATCGGCGGGTACTCGCGCATCGGCGATTACGCTTATCGGCACGGTGAAGGGATGGACGAACGTTTCCGTTCTCGATTGGATGGGAACGACCGGCGCCGTTAGCTATAAGCCCACCGGCGCGGCAAACGGTGGCCTGTACGTGACCTCGACGAACATACTCTACTGACGTGCCCGCTGTCTCCCAAAAGCAGCAACGGCTATTTGCCATTGCTGAACACGATCCGAGCAAGCTCTACGCGAAGAACAAGGGCTTGCTCGGCATGTCTCGTTTGCAACTTCATGATTTCGCCGCTACACCACGCACCGGCCTTCCGACAAAGGCCGGCGGCCTGAGATCAGCCGCGAAGAAAGCGAAGGAGGGCCGATAGATGGCTAAGTTTCTACAATCCGCAATCAAACACCCCGGCGCGCTTAAAGCCGCCGCGAAAAGGGCAGGGCGCTCCACACTTCAGGAGGCCGAAGTTGAATCGCATAGCAAGAATCCTCATATCCGAGGTCGCGGCCTTCTGGGGAAGCGGCTCATCAAGAAGACGATCTAGCCCAATGGCTGACACCAAACTCACGCCCGACGAGAAGATCGAGAACATCGCCCAACAGATGCGTGCGTGCGAAATCGGCGCATTGCAGGAGCTGGCGTGTCCCTATTGCGGATCGATCAATACGCAGGGGCAGCCGTTGTGCTGCAACCTGTTCGCTGCCGCCGCGCTCGCCATCATGCAGCGCGAGGACGCGCGGGCGCAACTCGAAATGGCTGACCGCATCGCAGAGAAAGCTCTCCGCAACTAAGTGCCAACAGACGAGCTAATCGTTCCGAACGACGGCGCAACCGCCATCCAGGAACACCCCGAGGAAACGCCCGATGCCGATCAGGTTCCCACCTACGGCGAGCGCAACGAGAAACTGCCTGAGCAGCTTCGCAATGCGATCAAGGGCGCGGTGAAGGAATTCCAGGAGCAGGACAAGTACGACCGGCGCCGGGAAGTGCTGCGCGATCGCCGGAATCGATTTTACGAGCGCGGGTATCAGCACATATACGACAACTACCGTAGCGGCGGCTTCGTGCAGGGGCAGCCCGGCCAGGTAATCAGCGTCGATGGCCGAGACATCCAGTGCCCGAACAAGATCGACAGTTACAACGTGTTCGGGCCGTGCCTGGAGATTCTCGAATCGATTCTAACCCAGAATCCGCCCGGCATCGACTTCAGGCCGATCAACCCGAACATTTCCGAGGATATGGAAGCCTCGGAAACCGCAGAAGGCTATCGCAAGATGTTCGACCGCTCGAACGATATTAAGTCCATTCAGACTGACATCGTTCGCATGATGGGGGTATCGGGACGCACGATCATCTGGACTCGCACGGAAGCGAACGCGCAGAAGTTCGGCTTCAACGACGACGGCACCACGCCAAAGCAGATGGAGACGGCGACCGTCCACGGCACACTGGAAAGCAAGGTTTCGATTCTGGCGAAGAGCCAGGAAGACACGCCCTACGTTTTCCTTTTCGACGATCCCGACCTGAAAATAGCGAAATCCGAATATCCCGACTTTGCCGACAAGATCAAGGCCGGTGAGGCCGGTATCGGCGAGTCCGAATATGAGCGCATCGCGCGCCTGGGGATTCTCGGTGGAACGCGGCAGTACGCAAATGCCGGTGATTCCCTCACGCACGTTGTCACGCGGATGCACTGCTGGCTCAGGCCGTGTGCCTTTATCGGCGAGCAGTACAAGGAGGTGTTCGAGGAAGCCGAAGAGAGCGATGTCAACGAAGACGGCGGCGCAATGACGGTGCGCGAGAAGCTATTGCAGCTTTTCCCGTCCGGCTGCCACGCGGTATTCGTGGGCGATGTGTATGTTGGCTCATGGGATGAGTCGATGGACGACGCGCTCTGTATCGGTTTTCCTTATGCTGGCGACGGCATGAGCCGACAAGCGCTGATGGACCGAGGCGTTGTCATACAGGACCGATTCAACGATGATCGGAACGCTTACGCCGAAGTCAAAGATTATGGCTGGCCTTCTACTTGGGTAAATGGCGACGATTCGGACTTCGATGCGCTAGTGAATCAGAAGGCTGACCCGTTCGCCATCCGGCTGAAGAAGGCCCGTAATGGGACGCCGATGGATGCGGAGTTTTACCGGGAGCAGGATCCGCAGATTCCGGAGACTTTCGTAAAGGACACGGACGGCTTGCTACAGCTTCTTTATTTCATGCTGGCCACTCCTCCGGCGCTGTTCGGCGAGGCACAGCAGGACCAAAAGACGGCAAGCGGATTTGCTCAGATGCGCGCGCAGGCCATGGGGCGGCTCGGAATCATCTGGGCTTCGATCCAGAGCATGATGTCCGTGATGTACTATCAGGCCGCGCTGTGTGCCTCAAACAATCCGGACCATTCGGAAGAGATCGTTGTGCCGTCCGAAGGTGGGCAGAACGTCACGCTGCGCTTGGAGCGGCTGCGTAAGGGCAAATTCGGCGCATATGCCGACGAAGATTCGAGTTTCCCGGAGTCGACCGCAGCGAAGCGGCAGCAACTCGCGCAGATCGTGGCGATGGCCGCACAATCGCCGGTGGGCGCGCAGATTTTCGAGAGTCCGGACAACTGGGAATTGTTCAAGCAACTTTTGGGATTCCCGGAATTGGTGCTGATCGAGGCAGAAGCACGTAACAAACAGGTGCGCGAGATCGAAATTTTGCTACAGCAATCGCCGATTCCGCCATCTCCCCAGGAATTGCAGGCTGTGCAGATGCAGCACGCCGCCGCCACGCTGACGGCCCAGGGGACTGGCGGAGCCGTGCCGCCTCCGATTGATCCCACGAGCTTGCTGAAGACTTCCGTGCCGGTCAGCGAATTGGATTACCACGAATACGAGGCCAAAAAGTGCCGCGAGTGGCTGTCGAGCGAGGCATGTTGGCGGGAAATCGCGGAAGGCAATCAAGCGGGGATCATGAATGTGACTCTGCACGCGAAAGAGCACATGAAACTGGCCGCGCCGCCGACGCAACAAGCGCCCGTCCTGCATGGCGCACTCAGTTGGAGCGGCAAGTTAGAAGATTTCCCGGAATTGGTTCCCGAGATCCTGCAAGGCGCGGGGCTACCTCCGTCGAATGGCGCGAGTAAGCCCGCATTGCCGCCTCCCGTCGCCCATGCGCCGCATGCCACACGCCCCGCGCATAAACCAGTGAAGCCGCAAGGCGAACTCGGAGCGCCAAACGCTATATCTGCGCCGCCCGGTGGCCCCGGCGCGCAAACGATGTGAATTTAGAGAGAATCTATGCCTGAAGATGCAATTGCGACATTAGAAGCGCCC